AAAAAAGGTAGTTATTTCCTCACCACATTTTGGGCAAGTTAAATATAAAATATTATCCAAGCCAATCTGCTGATTTAGCTTATCAATATTGTTTAAAATCTTCTGTAAGTCAAGCGCCGGCAGGTTAGTAATAAAGTTTTCAAGCTCGTGTTCTGTTTTCTTATCTCCGTCGACAAGGTCAATATTCATAAGTAAACGAACAAGTGTTTCAAAATCGATAGTAGCTGTCTTATATCTACGTTTCATATCTTTTATTTTAACCTCAGTTTCTTCTACTCTACGAGGTGTTAAAAAGTTTAGCGTAATTGTGCGACCGCTCTTAGGGAGCGAAAACGTCTGAAGATTATGCACAAGCTCCTCATCAAATTCCTTAACATTTAATTGATCTAACTTAGCAACAGTCTCAATCAGCTCTCCACATTCAGAACAGCGTAGTGCTACTTTATAGTCTTCGCCGTAAGTGACTATTCTAAGTTTATGGAGTAAAAATTCATAGTCGCCTAAGCTCATATCATATACATGTATGGCAGGTTTTTCAATGCAGCAATCTTCGATAATATCTGCAAGGGTCTTAAGTGGTGTGCTAGACGGTGACAAGCGGCGCATCTCTTCACGTGCTGTCATAGACCGCAGCTCAACATGTGGATTTACATTTTCATTGTAGATCTTTCCTTTTGACGGAAGCTCATAGCCTTCCATAATAGTAAAGTCAGTTTGTCTCATTTCCATAATAATATACCTTTCTTTTAGAGTGAGTTTTAAAGCTCACGATTTTCAAAATAGTGCTCTAAAATATATCTTATAAGCGCAGATACTGTAATATCTCTTTCTTTGGCAGTAAGTTTAAGTCTTTCAACTAAAGGCTTAGACGACTCAAAAGTTTGTATTACTTTATCGCTCCTGTCTACTTTTTTTCTTCCCATAGCAAGGTTCCTTTCATTTACGATATATTTATAAACACGTCATATAATTTAGCAAAAGATAAATAGATTTATTAAAAATAAAAATAAAGAGCAGATTAAATTCTGCTCTTTATTTTTATTTGTTTAAATTATTAAGGGTACGTAATTGCGCTATTCTCGACCTCTTGCATTTCAGCACGGTCATAAACGATTGTTGCACGAATTTTTCTTGCCCCATCCTGCTCTTTGTTGAAGTTATCTTCCGTAATGTTTTGAATCCAACATCCATAGAGTTTCCAGCTTCTGATTTGCTTAAAATCTTGCGTATACTCTATTAGTGTAGCAGTTTTCTTATAATCCTTCATAAGTCCACCTTTACGAGTATGAACATTATAAGCCTGCCCCTGCCAAGCCATAAGAATAGCTTTGGTATTCAAACCAACAACATCGTCAACTGTAATTTCACCATCGCTAAATGTAGGCACTCCAGCGAATGTTACAGTGTCATTGCCGCGTTTGTAACTTAGCTTCTCAAGCTGAAAGTGCGGAACTGGCGCCTGAACAACGTTAAGCTGCAAAATATCCGATGCTGTTGATTTTAGCTTGTCGTCAGCTTGTGGGTCGCCTTCGCCTGAGAATGTTGCTTTAGGAATATTAGTAAGACCGTTGACAAAAAGTGTAAAAAAACCAGATCTAGCAGCTTCATAATCTTCTAAGTGTGAGCTAATGTGTGTTGCAGATAGTAACTCTTTAGTACTTGCCATATTTTAAATCTCCTTTCAGTTAATTATACAGCTGTAACTGAAGCGACACCGAAGGAATCTTCAAGAGTTATCATAATATCAAAGTCTTCTACAGCTTCGATAGGAATAATTCTGATTTTAGCCTTAAGCGTTGCTTTCTTATCAGTAGCCTCTTTAATAACTTTATAATCTCTAATACCCTGATCCGCTTTCATAGCATCGAGAGTTGGTGTGATAGAATCTACAAAGCTAATCCAAAGGGTATCGCTATTAGGGTCAAATGTGAAACGTCTGCAAGAAATATAGAGTTGCTTCTTAATAGTAGAACAAAGTTGTCTAATGTTAAGGAAGTGCTTTGCAGTTAGGTCATCACCGCCAGCTGCGTCACCAAGAGGCGCTGCAGTTCTATTACCCCATAGGTAGTAGCTTCCTCTAAAGTTTGCAATTACATTGCACGCAAAAGGAGGCTGTGTCGCCTGATTTTCAATATTTCTAGGTTCAAGCGCATTAATAGCAATTTCACCGAGCTTGACTGACGTATGATCAATTACATAACTAGATACACCACGATTATATCCAGCTGCCGCATACCATTCTGCAAAACCGGCACCAAGAGAATTCATGAAGCACGCCAGGTAGTGGAATGCGCCTGGCATCTTATCAGTCTTTTTGCCATCAACATAATAATGAACACTTGGAACCGTCAGCGCACAGTATTCACCATCATCACCAATAAATCTAGACATACCTTTAATACCACTAATAATAAGCGCTTCAGGTCTATCTGTTGCTGCAGGCTTATTATAAGCGCCCTCATTAAGTTCAATGAGTGCAGTACAGTCACCACGACCGTTTCTTAATACAACGCCACTGTCATCGGTTCTATAGCTAGCAAGCTTAGCAATATGACTGTTTACTGTATTAATAACGCCAGCGGTCACGCTACTACCATCCGCAGACTTGATATTACCCACTACCCCAGCCAACTCGCCAGGAATGCCTTTTGTTGTGTCTTTTTTGCCGCCTTGATCACTACTAAAACCTGCAGCCACGTGATACAGCGTATAGGGTACTGCATAGATGTTATCAGAAGAAAAACTACCGAAATTACCATTTTCAAGCTTTTCGGCAAAGATCTCATCACAAGTCTTTACCTGGTCTAGAGTAAATGCTTCAATGTTTTCAGGAATTCCTGCCTCTTTTTCAATTTCTTTTAGCAGCTCTAGGTCAGCTTCCATTGCATCGCGTTTAATACAATTACTATCATATGTTGTATCATTAACAGCCTCAAGTAGACCATGGCTGACAAATCTGAAGTCATAGCTTGCTTTATCTTTAAAGATTTCCCAGAAAGTTTCTGTAGTAATACCGTTTTCTTCCAAGACGGTATTAAAAGGTTTATAAATAACGGTATAACCTAGGTTTAATAGCTCATAAGCCATTTTATTACCATAGTGATAAACGGTTTCTCCGTCTGGTTTCTCACTTACTAACCCAATAGTATCTTTAAAAGCTTGAGCAGAACTAAACTCATAAACGCCATTCTCATCAGGATCCTGCACTTTTGTTGGATCAGAAGACGGCTCACCTAGATATCCAGCAATTAAGACAGCGTAATTACCGTATCTACCTGGCGTGCCTGGGCTGGTGAGGTCCTTTTCATTTATACGTATTCTTGGCATACTAATGTATCTCCTTGTTTTTATTATTAATTTATTTGAACTATTTGTTCAAGACTTTCAAATAATTTAGCAAATTATTTTTATTTAGTTATATTATTTGTTCATAGGTTGGGTCAACTATCTTGTCTGAAAGTGCTACTTCACAGCCAATGAACCGCCAGTTTTTCTTTTGTGGTATACTAAATAAAAAGCCATCCTGCAGTTCAAGTTGTATTGTCCACTTATAAAACTGACCTGGGAAAATATGTGTAGGTATGTCACTGGTGTCTGACACGGTATTTAATACTCTTAAATTCGCAGTATGTCTAACTACACAGCCGTTATTTGCGCTGTTATAGGGAATATCAATAATTATTTGCGGATTATTTATTAACTTAAATAAATATTGTCGTACGTATTCATCTGCTTCAATGCGCTGTTTTGTATAAATATCGAGCTGGTACGTAGTTTTTATTGGTATCACATTTAGGTGAACGGTAGTTGCACTTTCTGTATCTTTACCAATAACAATACCATTAAAAGATTTGTTTTGTTTTATTGTTGACTCAATCTCAATGTCTCTATTTCTTGATATCGCAATTAGCGGAAGCTTTAGCGGCTGGTCACTAGAGTCTTCTGCTTGCAGCTGAAGTAATCTTGTTGACTCGTCAGGAGATAGCACTCTAAGTTGAGAAGAGTCTGCTAGCCAACCCTTAATTTTTTGTGTAATAGCTTCATCATAATAACTTATTGCCATCAGTAGTCCACATCCTTCTATCTATTATTTAGTGCTATTTGAAGAATTTTGCTTCCAGGTATTGCGCCGTTGCCGTACGTAATTAAGCGAGCAATTTTATCATACCTAGGGTCTTTAAATAGAAGTATTAAATTGTTTTTACTATCCATACTAAAAGTAAGGCTTAGTAGTAGTTTAATACACATATCCTTTAACGACACCTTATATTGCTGCTGAATAAACCTGTCCAGCATAAGGTCAGACGCATGTATTGGATAATTTTTTATTACAAAGTACGCAGCAAGCAAAGTATCTGTACGCAATTGTTCAGTAGATTGCTTGCGTTTGTTTTTAATAGTAAAAAACATAATTATATATCAGCTTCTTCTTTTGACTTAAGTGTAGCCATTATAAGACCTACTAAAGTGTCTGCAGTCTCTGTGCTTAACTGACCTTTTGGTAATATACCATCTTTAGAAAGCCGTAAGAAAGCTTTTGTAACTAAATCCCCGCTAACACCGCCAAGCTCAGGAGCAACTAGTGCTTGTTGTGCTTTCTTGCTGTTAGTGCTTGCGCTCAATGACATTATTACAGCAAGTTTGTCTTCAATAGTAGTAAGCTTTTTTAAAATAGCAATAAGTTCTTTATTGCTCTTAGTAATTGCTTTTGGCTCTTCTTGTTTACTACCGCTGATTGCTTTAGCTACTGCTATGCTGTTGAGCTTAGCATTAAATACTGTTGGCAGTGCTTTATCATCAAGGGTTATTGCTTTAACTTTTTTTACGTATGTATTTGGGTCAAGCTCTTTTTCGCCATTTGAATTTTTAATGTTATCTATAGATAGGAATACTTGTCTATTTTTAAGTTGTGTTTGTCCATCATAGCTTTGAGCTGTTGGTGATAATATACTGCGCTGTAATATTAAATATTCTTCCATTTCCTGAACAGACTTACTATATAAGTCTTGGCAATAGATTATGTTATAGGTTCTTTCAGTAAAAAATTCGCTGTCTGCCACTAGTTTTTTCGCAACTGCATTATAGATAACCTTAAAGGTACGACTATTTAAAAGATCTGTTTTAAGTAGCTTTTCTTGTACATATGTTTGATTTACAAAAGCAAGTATAGGATTCCCACCAGTCGCATTATTCAGCTTAAAACCAAGTGCAGTACATACCTTCTTAAATGGTTCACCAAAGCTAATTAGTTTTTTAATAATGTCATCATTGAAACCAAGACTAGCTAGTTTTGCTGCTAGTATTGTATTAGCGTCTTTTGTGTCTGCACTAGACTCGGTGCTAGCTGTATTAGTATTTACCGTCTGCGTATATATGGAGCGAAGGTTAACTGTTGGAAAATTCGCTTCGAGCAGAGTATTTGGCATTAGTCATCATCCTCTCTATCTATAAGTAGTGGCATATCTTCTTTTTCGTTGGCAGCCGTGCTTAGTCGCTGTTCATCAACTGACTCGTACTCAAGTGCAATTTCGCAAGCAATAGAAGCAGGGTATATCATGATGTTTGACATACTTATCACGCGGAATAGCCGACCATTGCCGTTGTCTAGCCCACTTGGTACTTTAAATAGTGCACCGACTTGAAGTCCTGGTAAGTCATATGGTACATGTATTATAGATGAGCCTTCTTGTAGTTCAGCAACCCAGCCCGCTTTTTTCAGGGATTTTTGGTTTGGATGCTCTTCAAATAAACAACCTACAATAATTTCTGGCTTGTACCCAGATTGAAGATCCCCATATGTATCGTAATCTTTACCTATAGGAGCTCTATATTTGCAGTTAATCCCATGTAAGGCAACGCACTGTTTAAACCACATACGATGTAATTTTATTTCGTCACGTATAAGTACACCGTAGTCTTTTACATTATTTGACATATAAGCTCCTTTCTTTTAGCATCAATACACAGTGCTTAAATAAACACTGTGTATTGATAGTTAGTTACTTACGACCGAAAGATTCAGTAATAAGTGTTTTATTTTTAATGCTACAGGTAAGTTCGAATTGCTTACCGTGACCAAGCTTCTCATTTAGACCAATAAGCGTGACTTTATCATTTTCAGTGCCAGCTTCGTAGAAAGAATATGTAGTTTTTCTAGTGTTGCCAGAAGTGAAATAGATAGTGCCTGCAATATTAAGTGATTCATTTATATAACTACAGTTAGTTAATCTATAGCCTGCTACATTACCATAGGTCTTTACTAGTGAGTCAGAAATAAGTGACTCTAACACAGCCTCTTGTAATTCATCTACATCGTGCATTATTGTAGCAAGACTCTCGTTTTTAATAGAGTCTCTTACAACTGTAAACTCATAGTTGCCATCAACACGTTCATTTTCAGTTTTACCGTCTGCGTATTTAATACTAACAACATATTGGTTTTTAACTGCTTTAGACTTTGACTGCGCTACTTTAACTACTTCTCCCGTAGTTGTGTCATCTACTTTAATTTGCATACCTTGCTTTAGATTAGAAGCGGCTATTTGACGAGTTTCAGACTGGTCAGTTCCACCTTTAACACGCAGTTTACTACCTTTTTGGTCTTTTTTTATTGTATTAATAATTTCGTCAAGTTTATCTGTAGTAGTATCAAGCTTGCCGTTAATATATTTGCATAAGAATACGCCGTTAACAGCATCTGCACTCTTTGTGAGATAGATTTCTGCAGGACCACCATCACTCTTCATGCTCCAGCCTTTAGCGATATTTTCTGCATCTTTGTACTTTGTCTTAACGTCAGCATACTTTGTACCTCTTACAAAACCGCCGTTACCGTCAGGCTTTAGACACAAAATAACAAAAACATTAAAAAGTTTGTTATCTTTACTAGTTTCCACACCGCCGTTCTTATCCACGACAGCCTTCTCATAGTCGACTAATGCATTATTAAGTACCCACTCTGCTTTACTGGAACGTGTTAACTTAAGTGTGTCGAAGATACCTTCCTCTAGGGTGTCAGTTTCCTCCTTAGCCTCAGCACTTTCTTTAACATCTTCTTCCTCGTTTTCAGCATCAATCATAGCTCTTGCCGCTGTATCTGATATAGGCTTTTTAAACTCAGGAGAGTTAATAAGCTCTTCAAATTCTTCTGCAGATACTTCAAGGTCGGCTTCTTCTTGCAAAGACTCTGTCAGACTCTCAACAACTTCTTCGACCTCTACAGGAGCTTCCTCAACCGGCATCTCATCTACAGTATCTTCTGTAGTATCTTCTGTAGTACTCTCAGCAATAGCCTCGTCATTTTTTACTGCGTCAGGAAGTGCTGCCTCCAAGTCAATTTTAAAAGCATCTATATTTCTTTGAATAGCAACTTTAACTTGTTCATTAGTAGCTTTTTCTAGTGCTGCTTCTTCCTGAGAGATCGCAGTCCTAAGATACTCAATATATTCATTATGAGCCTCAAGCTTTGCATCAAGGTCTTTGTCCTCTTGGATATCCTCTATGAGAGACTCGCCAGTATGCACTACAAAAGCTTCCTCTGTCTTTTCTTCTTCCTCCGCTGGCTCCTCGTCAAGATTGATAGCATCGAGGTCAATTTCAAGGTCATCTTCCGTAGGCTCTTCTGTGGGCATCTCCAAGTCAATCTCATCAGCTTCTGTTGCCTCTAAGTCAGTAGGTAGCTCTCCAGCATTTTCTGCCTCAGCTTCACCCACTTTACCGACTAGGGTATAACCAGATTCGTTACCACAGTGCTGACAAATCTCATTTACATTTACAGTATTAGGATCTTCCTCAGACTCTACAATATCTTCTTTATCTTTATAGAAAAGAGTCATGCACTGAGGACACTGCATAATATACTTACCAACATAAGACGTAAGAAGGTCTTCAGGAGACTCAGCGTCAAGATCAACAATTTTTTCAATACGCTCTAGCTTAGCTTTAGCTACCTCAGCTTCACGAGCTTCCTTAGCACCATCAAGACCGTCAGTAGTACCAATATCATAGTACTCCTCGAAAAGAGAGTCGAATTTAGATTTACGTGAAAAAATCTCCGTAAGTGCAGGTCTGTTAGCTCTAATACCTTGATCAGCTACTGGGATATCTATTTCATCAAGAGCCTTAAAAGCAGACTCTAGATCAAACTTAGTAACAGATTCTTTCATTATATTTCTCCTTAATTTGTTAATCAATTAAATAAATCATATTTGAATTTAGACGTAGCAGCTCTCGAAGTTCTTTTAGCTCAGTGTTACCTTCTTCTAAAATCTTCTCGCCATCTTGCGTCCAGAGTGCATTAGTCTGACTAAAGCGTGTTCTAATTCTTCCTAAAACTACTTTAGTAAGTGCTACACAGTATTTAACCAGAATGTCCGTCCAATAATCGCTTTTAATGTCTTCTACTGAGAGCAATTTTGGTATGTACTCAATTGTGACCATATTGGGCGCGCTATTTGCACTATTTATATAGAGTTTTTTATTGTGACGATCTTCTTTGAAGGACATGTCTGTAGACATAGTATTTCTTATCTGATGCATGGACATCCAAGAAGCGTAGTTCATAACATAATCCTGTAAGCTGTACATTGTACCACCGTTGCTGAAAATAGCAAATTGTGCCATTTGAACCGGGTCGCTTGTTACAGAAAGTCCACCACCAGAGTCGCCAAAGCCTTCAGTTCTATACACTTTTACAATAGAGCTTACTTTTTCTTGGAAGAACTCACCATCTAAGTCAATGCAGCTTGCAAATGGTACACTGATCATAGTTGTCTCATCCCAGAATCTTTCTAGCTCTCTAAGTGCTTTTTTAATAACAGATACCAAAGTTTCATCTGTTATCTCCATATCCAATATGTAGCCAGTGAGTTCGAGTTTAACTTCGTCTATAATATCTTCAAGTTTCATTGTTTATAACTCCTTGCTAACATTACTAATTAATTTAGCAAATAAAAATAAAGCACGCAGCTTTTTACACTACGTGCTTTAAATTTAATTGTTATGCCATACATAAGTTGCTTGTCCACAATCATAGACTTCTACAAAATTGTGATTAAGCATCAGTTCTTCATTATCGCTGTTTTTGCCAAAGTCGGTTTTAAAGAGCTGATCAAAGCCTCGCTGTCTAAGTAAGTTATCCGTAATATGCTGCTTTGTTTTCATATTGTACCAGTGCTTGCTTGGCCCAGCTTTTCTTACTAACTTAAAGCCGAGTTTTTCATATACTTTACCAGTAAATTTGCTAAGATCACAGTAGCTTATGACTGATGCCGGTAAATACTGATCAATGAAATGTTTAAAAAGCTTTTCAGCACCGCCTATAACATTATAGGCTGCAGTGCAGTACCTAATTAACTCATATTCATACTTTCTGTTATATCTCGGAGCATCAAATGTCATTAGCGATACTAGACAGTCTTGATAAAATAAACCTAATCTTATTTTATCTTTGGCGTACCCCTGCAAATGATTTTTATTTAGGAACTCAGCCGCTTCAGCCGCGGAAAGTTCTTTTATAGTGCAATCTCTCGCATAGATACGCTCTTTGTTTTCTAGCATTTGTATAATTTTGTTTTGGTCATCCCAATCAAATACATGAATGCACATATAACCATTAGCAGCGGCAATAGCTGCTTTTTGTTTGTGGTAATCTTTAGCTAATCCTTCAGATGAATATATACCCCAAGTACTATTATGTGTCGCTGTTGGGTTTATTTCAATTAGATAATTATCAACCTTGAAGTCAAACCATTTACCATCAAGTGGAAATTCTACTGTGAAAGATATTTGGCCAGTTTCTAACAAATCTTTAAAGTACAGATTTGCTCTAGAATTTTTACTACCATTTGATCGCTTAGCATCTGGCAT